CCTCGCTATGAGCCGCAAGAATTGCCACCCTTCCCGGCTCACATAGCGCCACTAGCGCAAGAGCAGTGGACAGAAGACATGAAGGAAGAAGTCCAAGCATGGAAGATAGCAAGCAAACGCATACACACAGCCAACCGCAAACAGAAGGGTAAGGTAATTGCGTACAAGGTTATCGCTGACACTGCACGAGAGTTCGCTAAGTACGAGAAGTTTTACTTCGCGTACAACTGTGACTTCCGTGGACGCATCTACTGCGCTACTAATGGCCTATCCCCACAGGGTGAAGACTTGGCCAAAGCGCTCCTACAGTTTCATAGAGGAGTAACTCATGGCCCAGAAGGATTATATTGGCTCGCTGTACATGGGGCCAATACGTTCGGAAACGACAAAATCTCTAATGACGACAGGGTTAGTTGGATATACGAGAACGAGCCACTACTTAGACGAATTGCTGAAGACCCTATCAGTACTAGAGCAGACTGGGAAAGCGCCGACAAGCCTTGGCAATTTCTTGCTTTTGTTCTTGCATGGGCAAAGACGAATTTCGGCTACGATCCGAATAGCCCCGGATTTCTACCCATCGGACTGGATGGCTCCTGCAACGGACTTCAACATTACTCCGCACTACTACGAGATTCAGTGGGTGCGCGGGCAGTTAATCTTATCGACGCCAAAGTACCTAGTGACATTTACGGAGAAGTGGCCATTGTTCTACGAGACGACCTCGATAAAACCGAAGCGGGCGACGCTGAGGCTATCAGACAAATCTGGCTCAAATCAGGATTCGACAGGAAACTCACAAAGCGACCAGTAATGACTCTGCCCTACGGCAGCACTCAACAATCGGCTAAGGAGTATGTGTACCAGTGGATGCTAGAAAACCCACAAAAATTGAAATGCTCAGACAAGGAATACTTCGCCTGCGCAACATGGTTAACGCCTCACCTCTGGGACGCTATTGGACAAGTAGTCATAGCAGCCCGCCAAGGGATGGACTGGTTAAAGCGTATGACGAGCCGGATCATCCGGGAAACTGGAGAACCCGTCCGGTGGTTATCGCCAGCAGGCTTCCCGGTGTATCAGGACTACCGGAAGACGCGCACTGTAGAGATACGTACGATGCTGATGGGCAACATTCGCGCCCGTATCTCTGTAAGCAGCGAAGTTCCGACTGACGAGATAGACTCCGTCAGACAGCGGAACGGCATAGCTCCCAACTTTGTACACAGTCTGGACAGCTCACACATGGTAGCCACCATTAACGCCACACACCCGGACGTGCAGGACTTCGCCATGATCCATGACGACTTCGGCGTACACGCAGGACACACGGAACAATTCTGGAAAACCATCCGGGAACAGTTCGTGGCCATGTATGAGGAGAAGGACATCCTGCTGGACTGGGCAGAAAATCAAGGAGTTACGACGATTCAGATGCCGCCCGAAGGCGATCTGGACATAACGCAAGTTCTTGATTCCACTTACTTTTTCGGATGATTCCTTTAGAGTCCGACTACAAGAGGACGAATGACACTATGTTTAAGTCATTGATTAACCTATTCCGACCCACACCGCACACGGTCAGAGAACCAGAGGTACTCCTCGATCCCCACGGGATCGCAGGACGCCAAATGGTACAGATCAAAAAGTACTGCGGAACCGGGAAATACAAAGTGGGCGACACTATTGAGAGCGTAGCCTACAGACAAGCTCAGCTGGACTTGATCGACTTTATCGAGACAAAGCTGATTGCAAACCCAAGCAAATTTTAAGGAGACACCATGAGCTTTCTGAGTAAAGTAGCTGGCGGGTTTTCAAAAGCACTCGGCGGAATCTTCGGTGGCCCCGGAGATTTAAACCAGCTTCGACAATCCACCTACAACACTGAATACAGGAGACTCAGGGAGATCGAACGTCTCAGCAGACGTGACGCCATCCAACTACAGAAGGAAGGAGTGGGACGTGCTGAGGAAACCAATGTCACACTGGGATACCAGAAAGATGATAATCTGTCACAGGCTGAGAAAGACTTCAGAGCCTATGGTGATCTACCTGAAGACCCAACAGACACAGGACTTATCCTATGAATCTAGGTAAACTTGCGAGCATAACGTTCGCCGACGGAGTTGAGAGACTCAGTCTACAATCAGAGTTCGACCGACTCGTCAGCAAACGCTCCTACAAAGAGCAGGACTGGCGCGACTACGCCGGATGGACGCTGCCCTACCTGTACCCATTGGATGAGTCAGAGTCGCATACTGAAATGCAGCACGACTATCAATCAGTCGGCGCACAGGCGACCAACCACTTAGCAAACAAACTTGCCATGACGCTATTCCGTCCGGGTGTACCATTCTTCAGACTTGATCTGACAAAGGAACAGCTGGAAGAACTGGCGGCTGCTGGCATGAGCGACGAGGACACAGAGTTAGCGTTGTCGCTAACCGAAAAGGAATCAACGAAGCGCCTTGAAAAGAAGAAGCTGCGCACAGCTATTCTTATGGCACTGAAGGGTATTATTGTACTCGGCAATTCGTTGCTGTATGTCCCAAAAAAGAAATCCGCTCAGGTGTACAGCCTGAGAGACTATGTCATTCAGCGTGACATGGGTGGAGACTTCTTCAAGATCATAACCAAAGACACTCATGTCGTTGCAACATTACCCGACGACATCAAGAACTTGGTACGCTTGTCCACCGACGTGGACGACGACGACTTGGAACAGGAAGTCACAATTTACACAGGTATCGAACGTCAACCCGACGGTCGTTGGTCAGTGTGGCAGGAAATCGAAAACTATTTCCGGGTTCCCCGTGAGATAGGTGTTTACACTGAAGAAGACCTTCCGTGGATTCCATTAACATGGAACCTCGTACGCGGTCACGACTACGGCACCGGACTCGTCGAAGAGTACGCCGGTGACTACCATACCTACTCAAGCTTAGCAGAAGCTCTCGTGAACCTGTCAAGCATCGTGAGCGACATTAAGATTCTGGTTAACCCTATGGGCCAGACAGATGTCGAAGACCTCAACGACGCAGACTCAGGCACGTACGTGTACGGCAACGCCGACGACATAAGCTTCCTACAGCTTGAGAAATTTCAGGACATGAAGTTCCTACACGATCAGATGGAAACATATTCCCGTCGTATCGGTGCAGGCTTCCTGTTCAATACTGCTGTAGTACGCGATGCTGAACGCGTTACCGCAGAAGAGATCAGAATGCAAGCCAATGAGCTGGAAGGTTCACTCGGTGGTGTATACTCACGCCTCGGTGAAGAAGCCCAGCTGCCCATTGCTCGCCTGATCCTCGTAGACCTTGACGATGCACTCAAAGACATCGAGCCTACAATAATCACTGGTATGGAAGCGCTGTCGCGAACCAGCGAACTTGACCAGATGATGTTGTTCTTCCAAGACCTAGCACTGTTGGCGGAACTTCCGCCGGAAGTCGCCGAACGGTTGAACTACAAGGGCGTAATGACGCGCTTAGGTTCAGCACGTATGGTTGACTACAAAGACTTCATGCTGGACGAAGAAGAGGTTAAGGCTAACCGTGAGGAACGTGCAAGACTAGAAGCTGCCGCAAGGCCGCAACCCGCTCAACAACAACCACCCACGGTATAATAATGGCTGATGAAATAACTCAAGAACTGCGAGACTCGGCAGCAAAAGAAGGGCCGGGATCACCCGAAGCTACTAAGCTTGCTGAACTCGAAGCTGCTGCTAAGGCAGCTGAAGAAACCAAACCGACAGAAGGTAATTCCGAAGAGAAACCTACGGAAAAACCTGCTGTTGAAAAAGAATCCTCTTCTGAAGAAGAAGAATTGTCACTCACAGCGGAATCCGAAGAGACGCCTAGCGAAAGCGAAGGTGAAGAATACTCTGTAGAAATTCCGAAGAGTGGTAACAAAGTTATCGACGATGTAGCCAAGCTGCTCGTTGACAAGAAAGTCCCGAACGCCGATAAGATTATGGCGGAATTCACGGAGAACGGAGAACTCAGTCTGGCATCGCAGGCGGCGCTTGTTGAGACACTTGGTGAAAGTGTTGCTCAGATCGCGCTGTCAAACCTCAGTACTGAAGTTTCCAAACTCAAAGAGAACGGGAAAGCGAAACGACAAGAACTGCTCGACTACGCCAATGAGACGTTCAAGGGAGAAGACCCTGAACTCACATGGAAACAAATGCAGGAATTTGTCCGCTCGCAAGAAGCAGGTGTGTCAGCTGAAGACCTCGATGCAATGAACAAGATGCTGAAGGCCGGTGGCCTACAGGGCAAGCTTGTCGTAGATCGTGTCGCTCAGTTGTACTACGCCTCACAAAGCACGTCAGCTCCGGGAGACTTACTCGAAGGTGACAGCTACAGTGGTGCAGCTAATTTCAAACCAATTTCTCGCATGGACTACGTAGCCGAGCTGCGTACAGCTGTACAAAAATACGGAGAAGACTCTCCTCAAGTCCGTGACCTTGACCGCCGCCGCGAAGCAAGTATCGCGAAAGGCTATTAAGGTTTAATTTAATCACAAACCAAAGGAACATTTTACATGGCAACTATTGGTCAGCCAACTGGTGATCTGTCACGTCCCGGCCATCGGCTAGGTTATGATACTGGCACCGTCAACCCGCTTCACGTCGATCAGTACGGTGGCGAAGTTGAATCGCAGTTCGTCAAGTCTTCGTTCATGCGCAAGTACGTCAAGATCAAACCTGTACGTGGTACAGACACAGTCACTAACGACCGCATCGGTAAGACCAGCCTTCAGGCTGTAACTCCGGGCGTCCGTCCGTCCAGCTCGCAGCCCGAGTTCGATAACATCAGCGTTAAAGTTGACACCATCGTTCTGGCTCGCAGCAACGTCGCTCTGCTGGACGACTTCCAGTCTCACTATGATGTCCGTGCCGAACTCGGTCAGGATCATGGTAAAGAGATCGGTAAGTTCTTCGATGAAGCATTCATCATTCAGGCCATCAAGGCCGCTCGCATCGTTATCGGCACTGCCGCTGGCGAAACCCCTGCACCTGACGGCTTCCAGTCTGGTACTGTTACGACTCTGGCTGCTGCCGGTGACGAAGCTGGGCGGCGGCGTG